CTGGAAGAAAGTATGACAAACGGACACAGTATTAAAGTTGAGAAACGAGATGGCGCTGTAGAGGCGTTAAACCTTGATAAGATCCATAAGATGGTAGAGGAGGCATGTGAGGGTCTGGGAGGCGGTGTGAGTGCCTCTCAGGTAGAGATGAACTCTGGTCTCCAGTTCTTTGATGGAATTAAGACAAGCGACATTCAAGAAATTTTAGTACGTTCTGCTAGTGACTTGATTAGTTTGGATACTCCTAACTATCAATTTGTTGCTGCTCGTTTGCTTTTGTTTGCAGTTCGTAAACAAGTTTTTGGACCTGATTGGGTTCAAGGTTATCCTACGGTGTTGAATCACGCACAGAAATGTGTTGCAACTGGTGTTTATGATGATGGTATCTTGCGTAAATATACTCAGGAAGAGTGGAACAAGATTGATTCTTATATGGATCATGATCGTGATATGTTGTTTACCTATGCTGGTCTTCGCCAAGTAGTAGATAAGTATCTTGTTCAGGATCGTAGTTGTGGTGAAATGTATGAGACTCCTCAATACATGTATATGATGATTGCAATAACTCTTTTCCAAAATTATCCTATAGAGACTAGACTGGATTATGTCAGACGATACTACAACGCAATCAGCAAGCACAAGATCAACATCCCAACGCCAATCATGGCGGGAGTTCGGACACCACTCCGTCAATTTGCATCTTGTGTTCTCGTTGATGCTGATGACTCCCTCGATAGTATCTTTAGCAGCGATATGGCTATTGGTAGGTACGTCGCACAGAGGGCTGGTATCGGTATTAACGCAGGCAGAATTCGTGGCATCAATTCTAAAATTAGAGGCGGCGAGGTACAACACACAGGCGTTGTTCCCTTCCTTAAAAAGTTTGAAGCAACTGTCAGATGTTGTACACAAAACGGCATCCGAGGTGGTTCTGCTACAGTTCACTTTCCTATCTGGCACCAGGAAATAGAAGACATTATTGTTCTTAAGAATAATAAGGGAACAGAAGACAATCGAGTGAGGAAACTTGACTACTCAATCCAAATTTCAAAACTTTTCTACGAACGTTTCATTAAGAATGGAGAGATTAGCCTCTTCTCACCGCATGACGTACCAGGTCTGTATGATGCTTTTGGGCTTCCTCACTTTGACGATCTCTATGAGCGTTATGAACGAGATGAGTTTACTCCAAAAAAGACTATCGGGGCGCAGGAACTTATCCTAGATATTTTGAAGGAGAGAGCAGAGACTGGTCGATTATATCTTATGAATATCGACCACTGTAATTCACACTCGTCCTTTAAAGACAAAGTTTACATGAGTAATCTTTGTCAAGAGATCACTCTCCCAACAAAACCACTTCATCATATCGATGATCCTAACGGTGAGATTGCTTTGTGTATCTTGTCTGCTGTTAATGTAGGTAAGGTATCAAAGAAAGATGAACTGGAAGAAATTTGTGATCTTGCTGTTCGTGGTCTGGAGGAACTGGTAGATTATCAGGAGTATCCAGTAGAAGCAGCAGAATTGAGCACCAAGAATCGTAGATCTCTTGGTATTGGTTATATCGGACTCGCACATTACCTAGCAAAAAATGGAGAACACTATGATGATCCTGCAGCATGGAAACTCGTCCACGACTTGTCTGAATCTTTCCAATATTACTTGCTCAAGTCAAGTAACGCCATCGCTAAAGAGAAGGGCAAGTGTGGATATTTTGATCGAACCAAGTATGCAGACGGTATCCTCCCAATCGACACTTACAAACGTGACATTGATGAGTTCTGTGGGACAAAATTGAATCATGATTGGGATTCTCTTAGGGCATCTATCGCTGAGTTCGGATTACGACACAGCACACTGTCGGCACAAATGCCATCGGAAAGCAGTTCCGTTGTGTCAAATGCAACAAATGGAATTGAACCACCTAGAGGATATCTGTCCACTAAAAAGTCTAAGAAAGGACCACTCAAACAGATCGTTCCTCAGTATGGCACTCTCAAGAATAATTACACTCTTCTATGGGATATGAAAGGCAACGATGGATACATTAAAATTGTTGCTGCTATGCAAAAGTTCTTTGATCAGGCAATTTCTGGCAACTGGAGTTATAATCCAGAGAACTATGACAATAATGAAGTCCCCGTATCTGTCATGGCAGGTGATTTCCTGAAAACATACAAGTATGGATGGAAAACTTCTTATTATCAAAACACATATGATAACAAAGATGATTTGTTAGAACTAACTGAAGAGAAAAAAGAATCTATCGAAGATTTACTATCCCAAATTCTAGAAACCGAGGAGGAAGATTGTGACAGTTGCAAAATTTAGGACAAACAATCAAATGCGTAGTCAAGTAGATGGTATGACGGTATTCAATACAAGTATTGTTGACAACACCAAGCAAAAAATGTTCTTTGGACCCCCTCTTGGGGTTCAGAGATACGATAAGTTTAAGTATCCTGTGTTTGATAAACTTACACAGCAACAACTAGGTTATTTCTGGCGTCCTGAAGAGGTATCTCTACAGAAAGATCGCGCTGACTATCAAATTTTAAATGATGCACAGAAACACATCTTCACATCGAACCTTAAGTACCAGATCCTCCTTGACTCCGTACAAGGTCGTGGTCCTGGCATGGCTTTCATGCCTTATTGCAGCCTACCCGAACTTGAGGGTGCCATGAATATCTGGCAGACCATGGAGATGATCCATAGTCGCTCCTACACCCACATTATCAAGAATGTATACGCAGATCCTTCTGATGTCTTTGATAAAATTTTAGATGATGATAGAATTCTTGCTAGAGCACAGTCAGTTACTAGTGCTTATGATGAGTTTCTACAGGCAGCACAGGATTGGGGTGCAGGCAATCAATGGGAACATGCTTTGGATGAAGTTCCAACAGCACAGATAGAACTTCGTGAACTCAAGCGTAAATTGTATCGTGCTGTGGTTAATGTTTACATTCTAGAAGGCATTCGTTTCTACGTATCATTTGCTTGTTCGTTTGCTTTTGGTGAACTCAAACTTCTCGAAGGATCTGCTAAGATTATTGGTCTCATTGCTAGAGATGAAAGTCAACACATGACTATTACCAAGAACATTATCAAAAAGTGGTTGGAAGGTGATGATCCTGAGATGGTTGAGATTGCTAAGGAAGAGGAAGAGAATGTCTATCAGATGTTCCGTGAGTGTGTAGAAGAAGAGAAGTCTTGGGCAGAGTATTTGTTTAAAGATGGTTCTCTTATTGGTCTTAATGACAAACTTCTTGCTAAGTATGTTGAGTGGACTGCTAATCGTCGTCTAAAGTCTATTGGATTGAAGGCAATTTTTGATACTCCTATCACAAATAACCCACTACCATGGACCGAGCACTGGTTATCTTCTAAAGGTATGCAAGTTGCTCCTCAGGAAACAGAAGTAGAATCGTATTTAATTGGGAGTATTAAACAAGATGTTGAAAAAGATACTTTCGCTGGCTTCCAGTTGTGATAAAATATTCTTTACCTGGTTGGAGGGAAGACCTCCTACAGACAGACCTACCCAATCAGGAGGAGAGAAATCTCCTCTCAAGGGGTCCGTCAAGTCTCGCTCAAGCGTGGCGAATGCAGGCAATAAAATACAAATACGCGACCCATGGGACTGAATAAATAATGGAGGTTATATCATGAGTATGTGGCAGAAAATAAAGAGTATCCAAATCCCTGGATGTATCGTGGGAGCGTCTTTGACGGGTCTCTTATTGGGGACAACTATGGTTTTGTTTACAAGATTACCTGTAGCACCACCAACCGTTCCTACATCGGTAGAAAATACTTCTGGCAAAAACGAAAGCCTAGAAGTAGTAATACTATTGGCAAGCGGCGAAGAGTTACAAGTGAAAGTGACTGGAGAAAGTACTATGGAAGTTGTCCAGAGCTTAAAGAGGATATTAAACAGTATGGACGGGAGTCTTTTGCTAGAGAAATCCTCTCCTTACACACCACACCAGGACGAGTCAACTACGAGGAGACCCGTCAACTCTTCGTTCATGACGTTCTGACAAAAGCCTTGACAGACGGCACCCCTGCCTACTATAATAGCAACATCCTCGGACGTTACTACCGTAAAGATTATTTTGAGTATGATGAAACGAATTCTGGCATTGACAGCACTGACACTAACTAGTTCTGCTTGTGCATATCCTTCTATTACTGAGATTGATTCTCCTCCTGCCGTAGAAGTTCCTATTATACAGTATGAACTCACATGGAAATGCGAAGATTGTACTCCAGAAGAGCAGTTTGTTCTAGAAGAACTTCAGGAACAAACTAAAATCAAAGATCGTAATGCCCTTGCTACGATCATGGGTAACATTAAGCAAGAGAGTAAGTTCATCTCCAACATTTGTGAAGGTGGTGCTCGCGTATCCTACACTGAATGTAAGGTTGGTGGATATGGTTTGATTCAGTGGACTAGTATTGGTCGCTACAAGGGTCTTGGTAACTTCTGTGCTAAATATGTGTGCGATCCCAGTAGTCTGGAAGGTCAGACTCGCTGGATGATTAACGAACCTATCTTTCAACGTGTCCTCCCACAATTTGAAGGCGGTGGACAGACTGTATCTTACTATATGAAACCTGCTTACTACTGGTTGGGATGGGGCATCAAAGGCAACCGTGAAATCTATGCATATGACTACACTAAAAAAATGGTTTTAGCATGACATATCCAGCACCAATATATCTCAAGGATGATCCTTGGTTTGGTTCTGCTACTTTTTCTCTCCACCAAAAAAAATATAAACTTGCTTACGATCAAGCAGTAGCAGAAAATCTTTTACTTGTTGATACCTATACAGAAGTAAAAAATATACATCAGGTGATGTATGATATTGCCACTGTTAATGGCAAGACTACCACACAACTCAATCCTATTGGTTGGATGTCTGGTATAAGTTAGGCAACTAACTTTTTTTGGGCACGTAGCATAATGGATAATGCATCATCCTTCTAAGATGTCGATTGCTGG